GGTACCCTTGTCGGGTACCCCTATCTAGATTCTATCTGGATCAAACTTCGTTTCCCCTAGAGAAATGCTCTTTCGAAAGGATGCCGATGTCAACTGGCAGAACCCGGACTCGCGATTTAAGGTCTACTCATACTGGGAGCTTCGTGCGCCCAAGTTTGAGCCCTAACATCGTGTACCGGTCTGCGTCAGTTGGCACCACAGAATTCTGTAACGACATCGTTGGGAATAGGCAGGGGGTTAACACCTTCCTGCATAAACGCAACGATTATGGCGTTCAGAAACTGAATGGCTCACGTGTGATCGGAGGTATAACACATCAGATTTATTCTGATATGCCAATACCTGAGTTCATAAACGTGATTCTCCCCTCTCCTAACGTGACTTTTGGGACTTTAGGTCCGTTAAAGTGTCAGGAGTATGCGTGGGATCTGATAGCAAAGACCAATCCGAACCAAGCACATGTAAATGTGCCGAACTTCATGGCTGAGCTAAGAGATTGGAGAGAACTCCCCTCCCAGGTAAGACGTGCTGGACGCTCCGCGCTCCGTCAAGGAGCAAACGCCAATTTGACATGGCGTTGGGGCATCAAGCCGTTTATCTCGGACGTCAACAAGTTGCTTGACTTCACCGAGGCCGTTGAACAACGGCTTAGGTGGCTCAATAAACTTGCTGACGAGAAAGTGCTCAAAAGAAGGGCTCGTCTCGACAGGAAATCTGTTGTGGCACCACCGGGGACTTACTTTTCCAGTACGTCTTCCGGAGTGTTATACCAGAGTTCATTCCAAGTTACGTCGACCACAAAGGTTTGGGGGACTGTACAATACAGATCCACCCACAGGACTATCATTCCGTCTTCAATAGACGGGCGCAGGAAACTGGCCCGCCGATTGACTACGGGTGATAATGCCTGGTCGTATGTCGAAGCTGCATGGGAATTACTCCCATGGAGCTGGCTTGCGGATTGGTTCAGTAATATCGGTAATGTCATTACCGCACTGAACAATACAATACCAATAGCTTGGACGAAGATCTGCATCATGCGAGAATCTACCTGTATAAGGAGAGAACGTGTGATCACCCCGCTTGCAAGTGGCTTGACCCTTTCGGGTAAGTACTTGCGTTCGGAGCAGTGGAAGGAGAGGTATCCTACCTTTCCATTCCTACCCTTCCATTTCTCTATCCCGGCTTTGACGCCGGGACAATGGTCGATCCTTGGGTCGCTTTCGATCCTTAAATCCCGCAAGGGAAAGGGTCGTTAGTTTCTCAGGGAAGAATTCCTATGTTTGGTAACACTTTAGTTCTGACTATCGGTGGCGTTGCAACCACCCTCGTCAAAATCAACCAGGATAACTATGGCAGCGAATATTTATTCAAAGACGCAGTTACCCAGGTCACGGCAAGAATCCGTCATACTCAAACGAGTAGCAAGAATAGCCCCAAAAGGGACAGGCACAATGTTGAAGTTGTGCGTATTATTTTTGCTGACGGTGACGAGCCCGAGGAGACACAGAAGGCGTACTTCGTGATGGAACAAATTCCATCCGATTTAAGCATCGCTTTGATGTCCGCGTTGGCCACTTGGGCCCTCGCCTCATCTGGAGCGAATCTGACCTCCCTCGTAGGTTGGGAGTCATAGAAAAGAGGTTTTTGACCACCTCTGCTAACCGCTTGTCGCGGCGCCCATGACACCCTCCTAGAGAAGTGTTACCCGACAGCATAGTTCATGTCTGGAGTTAACCAGTATGAGTAAATGCTATGTCGAGGAACTAATGCAGGTGATCGAATGTCTTTTCGAAGACTTTCGAAGCACCTACCCGACGCTCGGGGTCGAGTTTGATCGTGATCTAGCTCGAGTCCGACGGTCCGTTGGCGAGAGAGGTATCCATCTATTACTAGTGGACCTCCCTTCGATTGGTAAGCACCTCGATAGGTGCCTTGCCAACGGCCAGTACACGCCCAGTGGACTTCCCTTGACGAAAGGGTTCCGTTCTGGGGTACCGATCCCGAAATTTCTTCGGGGACTGTACTTACTGGTGTTCGACGGATCAGGCAGTCTGCGCGACGATTATGATATCGAAGCCATCCTCTTTCTACGACAGTTACTGTACGTAGGGAAGAAGGCCCAGATTCACTGCGGCGAGGAAGCTGTTGCACGCGAGTGCACAGAATTCTTCGACGTAGACAGCGAGTTACCAGAACCTGAAAGCTTCTGGAACTTGGACTACCCGACGCACAAACATGTTGCAGTATATGACGGCTTTTCTAAGTCGTTCATGTACATACAACGCGTTCGGGAAGCACCTGTGCCTGACCAGGTACCGCTGTTAACCGTTTTGAAAGCCATGGATTTCGTATCCGCGGCGATCAGTTCCGCTCTCGGTGAGTATTCTCACCGCGATTGGAAGTTCAGACACGGCCCAGGTGTTGTTTCAACCGCCCCACGATTTTTCAATAAATATTATTGGAAGTCATGGAGCAATAGGTTGGAAAACGTGTTCCCAATTGCTGAGTGTGGTTACCACAACTTTAGCAGCTGGGCTGACCACGTCGAATTGCAGGATCCGGACTCAGTTGAGCCCTTTTCCAAGCTAATCGATGTGCCGAAGAGTTTCACCAAACCGAGGCTAATTGCCGCGGAGCCTGGTGAACATCAATGGTGCCAACAAAATATTTGGCACTACTTTGACTCGCGGGTGGGTCGTTCCTGGATCTCCAACTTTGTTCGTTTTCACGACCAAACAAGGAACCAAGAACTCTGCCGACGAGCTTCGGAAGATGGTTCTCTCGCTACTGTGGATCTCTCCGCAGCTAGTGATCGAATCACCTGTCATGCTGTTGGGCAGATGTTTCGCCAGAATTCTGGCTTACTTCTTGCCCTGCAAGCGACACGTACCCGTAGTATGTTCCAGACTCAGACTCTAAACAAGCCTGAGCTGGTCCGTTTGAGAAAATTCTCAACTATGGGCAACGCCTGTACCTTCCCGGTAGAAACTTTGTTGTTCCTGACGGCTGCAATTGCTAGTGTCTTGGTAACAAGACGCATGCCGTTGAAGCTTCAGAGCATCTTAGCTCTATCGGAGGAGGTGGCCGTCTTTGGGGACGATATTATCGTACCCACTGACAGTCGGGAGCTGATGTTGGGGACCCTTAGTGTACTGCACGCTAAGGTCAATACTGACAAGTCCTTTTGGAACGGTAAGTTCCGCGAGTCTTGCGGTCTTGACGCCTACGACGGAGTCGACGTGACACCGACGTATTGGCGTAATCCCAACAGAAGCGGTCCAGAGTCATGTGCAAGTGCAATCGAAGTGCGGAATAGCTTCCACAAGAAGTTTTATCTCCGTGTTTCGGCCTATCTTGCTTCGACCATACCGGTGGCATTGCCAACGGTACCAATGACTTCTGGCCATCTCGGTCTCAAATCCTATGCAGGCGGACACAACGACGCCATAAAACGTCGTTGGAATCCTACCCTACAAAGGATGGAAGCCCTAGTGCCTACGCTAATCGCGGGGGCACAGAAGCTGCCGATTCGAGATGATTCTGCGTTACTTCAGTTTTTCACTGAAGATCCAGACCCAAGTTTACCTTGGAAGTCTGGGGTTCCGCAGAAGCCGAGCGTCCGTATGGACTATCGGTGGGTGCCTGACGAGCTTATACCGTAAGGTTAAGCTTAGTCAAGGTCTTAAGCTCTATCGTAGAATCCCCCCCGGTTCGTAAGTTCCGGGGGGGACACATTTGAAGAGCATGTGGTC